CCAGAGTCTCTCACTCGACCTTGTAATCGCGCTGGAATCCTACGACATGGTTGATTGATTGTACCATCATCCCTAGTGACACTAAATACCTCAGAACCTGCAACTGTATAATTCACTGAACTACCGTTCAATTCATTAGATGTTGTAAACAATTCTTTTTTAGAGTCTGGTAGGGCGGTTAATATTTCCTTAGCGCCATCTGTTAAAAACTGTGTTAATTCAGTTTGGGTAGGCGCACTACTTCCATCAATAGATAAACTTGTAAGCCCTTCTACTTGCGCTTCAAACGTTGCCACGTACTACCCCACCTCTTGATTCAATATCTTCACCCATTGTTGTTTCCGTAAATTCAATTTGGTCTTTTCTAATGGCTGCCGCAAAGTTATGGTCTCTTATAATAATTGCAGGGTCATATAAAGGCTTACTTGCTCTTTTACCACAAGTCCTACAATAAAACCACCCCTCTGAATTATCAGCGTTACAGTGTTGACAGGACATTAAGCCCCACCAACCACCATGGTAAGTATTCTATCACCATTTAACTGGGTGTGAGTAATAGATAAAACTTTATTGTTTGTTGAATCTAGGGTGTCAATGTAATCTTTTATGTCACGAGCCATTGTTCCCTCATCACCTGTTTCAATACCGGGATTCCCGGGGTGAATAAATACTTTTACTTTTACGTTAGAATAAACAGCCATACTGTCTCCAATTGTTTAAAAATTCTTAGGATGTTCGGGGTTAGCCCTTTATACGACCAACCCCACAGTATCCAAAACTGTTAGCTTTTCACAGCTAAGTATGATTAAGCAGCTGCGGTATTAAAGACCATTTCAGTTGCATCTTTTGCTACGCCATAAGCGTACCAAATAACTCCGTCAGTGAAGATATCAATATAGTCTCCGGGACTTGAGTTAGCGCTACAATTAATATAGTCATCATTATTCACAGCATAATCACCAGCAGCACCATCTACTTCATCTGAAATCATACCAACAACATCGTTACCAGAGCCAAAATCAATATTAACTTTAGCACCCATTCCTTGGTCGGAACCATCGGTGTCTTCTGTTAATAAGATTCTAACATACCAACCAGACTCAAGAGTCGTTGGTAGAGTTACAGCTGTTGCTGAAGCAGGATTAACCAAAATGATTTTTCCACTGTCTTCAGATGTTAAAGTAGTATCAGCGGTGACACGCAAAAATTTAAGCTTATCACCAGCCGCGCCACTGTTTACTTCAAAGAATGCACTTCTCATTATTCAATTACCTCCTATTAACCTGATGTATATTTATCTTCAAAGTTAAATAGAGCATGAGCTTCTGGAAGAGAAACTTCAAGACCTGCTTCAGTTAGAATCATGTCTTTACGTAAATCTTCATCAGCCGCTTGAACATTAGTCATAATATGCGTATCTCTGTTTACACCATTTCCAATAAGCGGACGATAAGCTACATTATCAAGGTCAACTAAACACATATATGGTGCAGCAAAACCTCTAAATAGAGGTTCTTTAACTAATGTTAAATCACCATGAATTGTTTCAACCTTCATTACTTTATGCCCATAAGAGCCTTTTTCCGCAGACATCATAGGATTCGAAGCAGAATAAGCGCTTGATAGGAAAGTACCTGAGCTATTCATCTTGTTGAAAAATGTAATTACAGGGAGTGAGCATAGAGCAAGCTTTGCTTGACTTCCGCCACGTGCTGGGTCGAAAACCACCTCAAGGTCTGCTAACAACGCATCATAAGTCATCTGACTATCTGCGCGAGTAGAAAAATAACCTTTATCTTCCGTATAAGAAAGAACAGCGTTATCTTTTATTGTAGCTCCTGAGTTTTTAACAATGTGACCAACAATACCATCGGTATAATTGATACCATTTTGACTTGCAGAGTGTCCGAAGAGCATAGCTCTTTCGATATCCACTTTATGTTCACGAAGCTTCAAGTTCCAAATTCTATCCCATTCGCTGGCATAGCCACGGTAAACCGTTGCTCTTGCAGTATTAGTAAGTTCACAGGCTGTCTTAAAAATCTGACAATACCCAGTGCCATTATCTAATTCACGAGACCAAGAATCAGGAGAACCTGAACCCTCTTCAAATGCAGTTCCGATTACAGTACATTTATCGCCATCAGCGCCAGTAGTTGTACTACCAGTTGCTGCGGAAATTGTACGACCTGTAAAAGTGGTTTCTGTACTACCAACAGAAGGAGCGCTTTCGATTCTTACGATAGCGGTTTCTGGTTCGTTAGTACTACCATTGGTTTCGCCTACAGCGAATACCATGCCTTTAATAAGCCAGCCGGGAGCAGCACCTGCGCCGTCATCTACTGTATATAGAATGCTGCTTCCAGCAGCTGCAACGGTATGTGATGCGTCCAAAGCAAAACTTCTCTCGGACATTTGTATCTTATTACGGTCTTTTAACCATCGGAACTGGGGGTCGTCCGTTGCAACTTTAGCAACCTTAGATAGGTATACAAAGAACGGAGATTCTTCAGGGGCTAAATCAGCAACTCTGTCACTAAAATTATATAACCGCCTTGATGGAATCGTGCTCGATATTACCGCACCGGGTTCACCAAACTTTAACGGGCCGGGATTATTATATGTTGCCATATTATATATCCTTCCTCAGTTTTGTTGTTCTAAAGTACGCTACTACGGCTTCCAGCGTTCACAATACCTTCCCACATCTTATTTTCTTCAGATTTGGGAGAACTAGGAGCTCCTCCTTGAAGGACTCCAGCTGTACGTGGCTGGTTTTGAGCAGCTTTCACTGCTTCAGCCGTCTCGGGGGCGTTACTTTTTTTATTAACGTCCCTATATAGCTTCACCAGATTCGATAACCCAACTTGTTCTTTAGGTTGAGTAACAAAACCCATAAACTCATTGATATCATTATCTGACATCTTATATGTGTTTCGTAATTCATTAACCGTGTTGTTGTAGGTTATCTCCTCTGTCATCTGTCGTTTCTGCTCACCCAACGCATTGTTCACCACATTATTCATCATCTGAACATCTTGGTTCACTCTGAATTTAAATGATGGTGACTCTGGGTTGTAATAAGCATCCCAAGGGTTAAAATCCTCAGCAGGTAAACCTTGCTGAGCTTCTTGCTGTGGTTGCTGTGCTTGAGGTTGTCCGTTCAAGTTTTTCTGTAAGACGTCCACTAAATCAGGCCTTGATTCTAACAAATCACCAAGAGGTTCAAGCCTTCTAAGCCTATCGTTCTCTGCTTGTGTTTTGTCATACATTGACTGGAATTTGCGGGCTTCAACTTCCCACTCATTCGCTGGAATCGTTTCGCTTTCGGTTTCAACTTCTGGAGCTGAAAAATCTACTTGCTCTTCTGATTCAATGTTTTCCGCTGATTCAACATATTGTTCATCAGCTTCTGCTCTTACTTCTTCAACTATACTTGGGCCACCATCAACCAAACCATCAGCTTGGGGTACGGCCTCTGTCTGTGTATTGTCCATATATTCTCCTTAATAGATGTCTCTATGCTTCTGGAGCAGAACCAGCGTCTTTTGTAATAGATGCCAATTTCTCCGCTTCGAGCTTCACCTTGTTTTGTAGATTGTTTAACTGAACTCTTCTATCAGCTTTGGCGTCTGAAGCGATATCTGTAAGTCGAGATTTAAACTTTTCAACCTCAACCCGTTTTCTGTCGCTAACAGACTCCCTTTGGGCAGTCTGGAGGTCTCCCTCCAAATTCTTTATTTGCTCTCCCATAGCCTGAACCTGTTGCATGAGTTGATTCTTCTCATCGGTTCGGCGTAGGATAGCTTCTTTATCAAATATTTCTGGATTCTTCTTTAAGACCTCTACTTTATCCACAATTCCCATTTGGAATGCTTCCATGTAGACACCAAGCTCAGCCCACTTATTTGTTGGCAATGTAGAGCCCGGCTCAATTCTTAAATCATGTTGTCCTAAATTATGTCGTTCTTTTTTAATGTCTAAGATAGCGCCCACTTTATCATCATAATTATTCACCATTACTTCGGTCATATCATTATTGGCGCTATTTAAACGGAAAATCTTTTTGTAGGTATAATGACCTTTAGATAAATTATACAAGACCTGCCCAAGTCTATTGATACTAAATTCAATATCTCTTAGTTTAGACTTAGGTCTTTCAGTACCTAAAGCAATCATTCTTTCAGTTCCCTTAACTGTCTCAGGTGCTTTCTCTGCAAACCCGTGCATCATTTCTGGTAATCCAAATGTAAAATCAATATAGAACTCACATTGTTGAATAAGTTTATAGAACTCACCAGCAAGTGGTTGCGGAGCAGGGAAGTGAGGTTCTCCTTGAGTAGAGTCTACCTCTATTACTGCGTTTGGATTTGCCCAATCTCTTTCTAACTGTCCTAAATCCTCTACGCTACCTAATGGTACTAGTAACTTTAATCCACCAGATGCCTGAGCATGGGAAAGAGCCAATGACCATAGTTTATTAAGTAAACGTTGCATCGGACGAGCTCTTGACACATCTGACTTTGGATACGGTGTCTCTGTAAATAGATTTGGGATAGGTACGACTGGGTAATGGTCAGTATTGAGGATTGTCTCGTAAAGAACGATTTGACCAATACTTGCACATACCTTAACCCGTGTTTGTTTAACTGGGATAACTTCATATTGGCTTGCTTCTATTTGTTCTCGATTGTTCTCTATAAATTCTTCATACTCATCTTGGCTGAACACAACCTCTTCACCAGTCTGCATATCTATTACGCGATAGAAATCAACCTTAACCTTATAGAATCTCTCTAATATCTGATATTTCTGTCTTTCAAAATAATCTAAATCTTTAGCTTCAGCAGGAGTAAATACTTTCTTACCATTGCTATTCATTGCATCAGGATAATCTTCTTCTAAATAAGTATCTAAATCCTGAATGATTCCTTCTTCTTTTTCTCCAGTTTCTGGATTTTCTTGTTCGCCTAATTCTGGGTAGAGGCTAACGACCTGTTCACCTGTGAGGATTGTAGAGAGGATAACACCTTCAGCGTCATCATACCATCGGTTGCGAGTATTCGGAGAGACGTATACCCTGAATGGGTTGACATAAGTGAACTTGACATCGCCCCTACCAAAATCTGATTCAGGGTCTATATACGCATATAGATATCCCATGCCGGTAGTTGCATAATCGTGAATTGCTTGTTTTAACTGCCAGTCTCCATTTGAGTTGCCCCAAACATATCCCATGATAGTTCTCCACACAGAAGCAACCTTTACATCTGAATCCTCTCTAGGGGTCATTGTAAAAGCAGGAGGTCTGGAAGTTAATACAGCTTTAAATTTTTCAATAGCTGGCCCGATTCTATCCATTGGTACGTCAGCTTGGTTACGGGATTGTAGTTCATCTACCTCTTCATCAGTAAAATGATTCCCATGGTAAAAGTCTACGTCATATCTGGCTTCCGTATCCCAATCCTTACGGGCGTTACGCCAGCGACGGTATAAATCTTGGTTATAATCAGCTCTTTTATCTGTATCTAAGACCATTAGTCCTCTTCGTTAGCTAACCTTTGAACTAAAGCTCTATTAATTAAGCCTTTAACCTGTGGATTTAATGTTTGAGGAGCAATCCCTTTTC